TTACTCAATAGAGCTAAATACACTTAATAGGATAACAACATCATGGACGAATTAGTACAAGCAATGAAAAAGGCACTGGCAGACACATTTGCCTTTTATTTAAAATCACACGGCTTCCATTGGAACGTAGAAGGTCGCACATTCGTTCAGGATCACGAATTGTTTAGCCGAATCTACGAAGAAGTATACGGCAGTATTGATCAGTTTGCAGAAGAAATTCGTGCAATGGACGCATATGCACCAGCCAGCTTTGCTCGCTTTAGCGAGTTAACTGGTATTGAAGACGAAATTAAAATTCTAAATGCTCAGGGAATGATAGAAAAATTACTTGCAGATAACGCAGTTGTTCAAGCTAGCGTAGAACAAGCATACGAGCTAGCCGAAGCTGCACATAATCATGGACTAAGCAACTTCTTAGCAGAGCGTTTGGATAATCACGCTAAACATGCGTGGCAGTTGAGAGCAACCCTTAAACAAAGATAAATGAATCCTTCAATCAAAGAGTTAGTTCGGACAGAACTAACTAAAAACCAAATCCTTGCCCTTGAATCTTTTATTAAAGATAGGGGCGAGGACATTTTCAAAAATAGCACTTTACTCAAAGCAATTAATCGCAATGATTTTGCTGCCGTTCCCAGCGAGTTAAGTAAGTGGGTAGTCAACAATGGACGCAGAGATCTTCAATTGGTTGAACTACGTGAAAAAGAAATCGCACTGTTTACCAAATAACACTTGACTCTGTGTGTGTAATACTATATAATAGTAGAACACATTAACTAAGGAGTGTTTATGGAACCGCGTATGTTTTCCGGCGATGAAAAGCTAAAAATTAAAAAATTGTTTGTTGAAGGTATTCAAGTCATGAGTGAAGTCAACGCACTCAGCGAAGGCCTATCCGAAACTGTTAAAGCAATTGCAGAAGAATTGGATATGAAACCCAGCGTACTTAAAAAGGCTCTACGTATTGCCTACAAGAATGAATTTGCCAAAGAGCAAGATGCATTCACTGAAGTGGAAGAAGTTCTGCAAGTTGCCGGACACCTATAATTGAACTCTATATTCGATTGGATTAAAGATGACTACCGTACTCATCCTCTACGTTTTATCGTGGAGCTGCTTGCTTGGGGCATTTCAATTGGGTGTTCAATTACCATGGCTATTACAGTCCCGAGCCCGCCCTTACTTTCTCTTTACCCTATATGGATCTTCGGTTGCAGTCTGTATGCTTGGGCTGCTTTTACTAGGAAATCTTTTGGGATGCTGGCAAATTACCTCCTCTTGGTAAGTATAGATAGTGTTGGATTAATAAGGATGATTGCATGAGTTATGTAGACGCAGTTTACGTTAAAGAAAAAGACCTTATCAATGTAGTAGAACGTATTGATGGCAAGAGAGTATACAAAGCCTTTCCTGCACATTACTTGTTTTACTATCCAGATAATAAAGGCAAATACACAGGCATCGACGGCAGAAGGTTGAGCAAAGTAGCTGTGGCTGGACATAAAGCTTTCGATAAAGAAAAGCGGGTATATGGTCACAAGCCCATGTACGAAAGTGACATCAAGCCTTTGAATCGATGCTTGGAATCTAACTATCTAAACAGCGAAGCTCCGGCTGTCAACAAGGCATTCTTCGACATTGAAGTTTCTTATAACAAAGTAAAAGGCTTTGCTGATCCGAGCGATCCGTTTAATCCTATTACTGCCATCTCTGTGCATTGTAGTTGGCTGGACAAACTTGTCACTCTGGTAATCAAACCAGATAGCATGAAACAGGACCAAGCCGAAGCTATTGTTGCTCGTTTCGATGATACTATTCTGTGCAGCACAGAAGTAGAAATGCTGGACATGTTCCTCAGTCTTATCGACGATGCTGATACTATTAGTGGCTGGAACAGCGAAGGCTATGACGTACCTTACACTGTAAATCGTGTTATCAAGCTAATGGGTTCGGATCATGCACGTAGATTCTGTTTGTGGAATGCCAAACCCAAACGTAGAGAATACGAAAAGTATGGTAAAATCTCAGCTACGTATGACTTCATTGGTCGTGTTCATTTAGACTATCTAGATTTGTATCGCAAGTATACATACCACGAACTCCATACATATCGTTTGGATTATGTAGGTGAGATTGAACTAGGCGAGAATAAGATCCATTACGAAGGTACATTGGATCAACTGTACAACAACGACTTTGAAAAGTTTATTGCTTATAACAGACAAGATACTGCATTGTTGGTCAAGCTAGATAACAAGCTACAGTATATTGACTTGGTTAATGTGTTGGCACATGCTAACACTGTCACGCTTCGTACTACAATGGGTGCGGTGGCTATGACTGATCAGGCTATTATCAATGAAGCACATAGTCGCAACTTGATGGTTCCAGATCGTAAGCGGGGCGATGGTATTGAAACGCAGGCAGCAGGCGCTTATGTTGCATACCCAAAGAAGGGCATTCATGATTGGATTGGCTCAATGGACTTGAACTCACTATACCCGAGTTTGATTCGTGCATTGAACATGAGCCCTGAGACGATTGTTGGACAGATCCGTCAGGTGCAAACTAAGTCAGAGCTTAAAGCTTGGTTGGCCAGTGGCGAAGGCTTTGCTGACTATTGGGACGGTAAGTTTGCAGTACATGAATACAACCAAGTCATGGATAAGAACAAAGGATATGACCTTGTCATCGACTGGGAAGATGGTAGTGCTACAGAAATGAGTGCTGCCGAAGCTTATGAGATGATTTACTTGTCCGGCAAGCCTTGGATGCTAACTGCCAATGGAACTATCTTTACATATGAAACTGAAGGTGTTATTCCTGGATTGCTGGCACGTTGGTACAGTGAACGTAAAGTGCTACAAAAGAATGCCAAGGATGCATATGGTACTGACATGTTTGAATATTGGGACAAGCGACAGTTGGTTAAGAAGATTAATTTGAACTCACTGTACGGCGCCTTGCTTAATGCAGGTAGTCGCTTCTTTGATCTCAGACTCGGACAAAGTACTACGCTAGCAGGACGATGTGTTGCAAAACATATGGCAGGTCAGGTTAATGCTATATTTACAGGCGATTATAATCACATCGGCGAAACTATTATCTACGGTGATACTGACTCGGTTTACTTTAGTGCTTATCCAATTTACAAAAAGCAAATCGAAAATGGCGAAATAGATTGGACACGTGATAAAATCATCGAAGTATACGATACTGTTGCTGAAGAAGTTAACAATACCTTTCCAACCTTTATGAATAGTGCATTTAATTGCCCGACCAATTATGGCGAGATTATTAAAGCAGGTCGAGAAGTTGTTGCAAGTAAAGGCTTGTTCATTACTAAAAAGCGTTATGCGGTTCTTATCTTTGATAAGGAAGGTAAACGCAAAGACAAAGACGGTAGCTTAGGCGAAGTTAAGGCCATGGGGCTGGACTTGAAACGAGCAGATACTCCAGAGTATATGCAGAAGTTTTTGGAAACTATCTTGCTAATGGTTCTTAATGGACAGGACAAACAGGACATTATTGATGCTATCAATACCTTTCGTACTGCTTTCAAAGAACGTCCAGGTTGGGAAAAAGGTACTCCCAAGCGTGTTAATAACTTAACCAATCACACAGCAGTCTATAACAAGACAGGCAAATGTGGAGTTGGACATGCAATGGCAGCTATTAATTGGAATAAGTTTAAGAAGGCATTTGGTGATCAACGTAGTGCGGATATCACTGACGGTATGAAAGTTATTGTATGCAAGTTAAAATCCAATCCGATGGGCATTACCAGTATTGCTTATCCAACTGACGAACTTAGATTACCTGATTGGTTTAAAGAAATGCCGTTTGATAACGGTGCAATGGAAGCAACTATTATCGACAATAAAGTAGATAACTTAATTGGCGATCTTGGTTGGGATATTCGAGCAAGCGATCAAAAAAATACCTTTGAAAGTTTGTTCGGCTGAACTAAATAGAGTACAGGATATGCTTGGTGCATATCCTATCTATAAGTCGACTAAGAGTACGTTTTGGCAATGTACATCATCTTAACTGTTGACATTAAAACCTACGTGTAGTATACTGCTATACAGGAGAAATATAAATTGAAAGACGCAATTTTTGATATCGTGCGACATACCGCGAGCCTTGGATTCTTTGACTTGGCTAAAATTACCGGTACTGTTGATAGCACAGAAGTTTGGACATGCGATGAGAAACGCAACGTAGTCCTCGAAGCCGAATTAAAGAATCCAGTAGCATCATTAGTTGGTGAAGTTGGTTTGGGCAATTTGGGATTCTTGAATGGACTCGCAGGTCTATAC